TTCCGAGCGGTGGTTTTCCACCAATCGGATATGTCACCTATCGGTGTCAATCCAGTTCTTACCATCTGGGAGGTTACCAAATACTCCTTTGTGATAGACTGGTTCATCGATATCGGATCGTGGCTGACAGCAATTACGCCACGAATCGGCTACAACGAGCTTGGTGTGTCTGTAAGCTGGGATATCGACTACACGGAGATCGTTACAACGACTCTGAGTAGTACCAGTAATTGGACGAATGGTTACGGCCCGCAGATCGTTAAACGAACTGTGAAGCAATATACCCGCCATCCGTATACTGGTGTCCCGGTTCCATCAATCCAAGTTAACCTGAACAAGCTGAAAGTCTTAGACCTTATTGGGCTCGTGTTTCAACACCAGTCCAAGATGTCTAGAATTTTAAGGCTCTAGTAAGGTTCTACCCTCAGGAAATCCAAAATGGATGTCAAAACCGCTGGTACTCTTTCGAGTACCACCACTGTAGCCACCAAGGTGGCGTCTGTGGAAAAGGACCGCGTGGTTCACAACCTGCCAGATCACACGGCAAAGGAACCTCGTGTCATCATCTTCAACCGCCAGCTTCCTGGCAGTGGAGATAAAGAGGTGCTCCGTGCCGGTCTCAAGACCGTGTACGGTGATCGCAACACTGATGGTACTGCCAAGTCTGGCAATATCATCGTGGAGACGTCGATTCGCATTCCCCAGGACCAGGAGCTTTCTCTCGCTTCTGGCTGTCTGGCTATGCACTTCGCCGTTTTGCGTGACCCTCTGATCATGGATGACGTTCTTGAAAGTGGTCTGATCCCGCTGGAGTAATATTGTGTCTCGATCTAATGAGCCACACTTTACATTTACCAGCGTTATCTTAGCACTGATCACGTTGTCATCTCTGGTGGTCATCCTGGTGAATTTCACCTTGATGGTTAACCGCCAGAGTCAAATGGTCACTTCACCACCAGCCGTTAACAACCCCGTTAGGAGTGTTATCAATGACGATTCCGTCAAGGAAGCAAAGCGCCACAAAGCTGAATACTCTTCGAAAGAAGAAGAAGCTCCGGGACTTGAATCCGGAGCTGAATATATCAGCGATTGATGTCGCGAGGTGGTTTATCCAGGGTAACTCTTGGAGGTTGCCAGATGATTTGAGCCGACCGTTGCTCGGGGCATTGCGCTCCCGAGACGTGCCGGCCATCAGGCGTCTCCTCTCCGAGTTTGATTCTCCACAGTTGTATGAGAATCCCAACGATTACTATGTAGTCGCCCAGTCCGCTGCTCTTCTCACGAAGGTCCCTTTCCCTTTTGGGGACGGGGATCAAGCGAGACGAGCCCAGGCTGTTGATAAGTTTCTCCTCTCAGAGAAACTCTGCCGTATTTCATCACGGAGGCTTGACTTTTATAGTGCCCATCCGGATCGGGAGGACTCTGTTATGCGAGTTATTTTCTCGCGTGCTAGGGCCCTCATCGATACGGTTCTGGGTTCGGTGGATAATGCTTTTGATCGCATTATGCAACTGAGTCGATTTGGACCTGGAATGACGATGTGCTCCACAGATTCGGCCCGTACCACGCCCTACTATAAGTTGGGCGCTGATTACTGGTCGGTTTCCGCTACCTGCCGTCCTTACGCTGACACAATGGTGCTTCAGAGTCCTGTGTGGACTCTACATCAAGGTGACATCGACTGGTCGGCGGCAACAGTGAGGCTTCCGTGGAGAATCGTTCAAAGCTGCAGAATAGCGTTCGTTCCGAAGGACGAACGTACCTTCCGAACAATAGCAATTGAACCCTTTGGAAATGTTTCGGTCCAATTGGGGGTACATGAGTACCTTACCAAAAGGCTTAAACAGTTCGCCGGAATTGATATTCACTCTCAAGAGTGGAATCAAAAGGCTGCACTTGAAGGATCCAAGAATTGGTTATCCCGAGACACTGTCTCGACGATTGACCTATCTAT